CACCGTAAACAGAGCACTATCATGGATAGTGTGGATAATCCTAGTGACACCAGGCAATGAACCCTCCCACCACATTCTGTGAAGAATTATGAGAGACTTCATCATGTACATGGCAGCTCCACCCTGAACAGGCGTATTGATAACCTGCCGCTTGGCATGACCGTATTGACCACCAGTCATGCCAATGCCGTGAAGCCAACGAGCCCCGTAGGGCTTACCAAGCCAATAGATGTACGCACACCCTCGCTTGGTAGCCTGAGCCACCTCCCTGATCATCCACGAGCGGTACCCACGATACAAACGAAAGAAACCCTTGCGCCACTGATCGGCTTCCTCATCCGTCAGGCGAAGCCCATATTCTTTCCAGGCATTCTCCTGAAGACCCATAGCCGACATATCAAAGATCGTGCCGAAGTTGATCGGCTTCGCTCGGGTCCTCTCCAGACTGGTAACCTCTTCAGGAGGTTTATGCAACACAGAACCAGCCGTGATCCTGTGGATGTCCTTCCCTGTCAAGAAGCAATCCATCATCACGGGGTCATTCGACAACTCAGCGGCTATACGCAACTCGATTTGAGAGAAGTCAACCTCTAGAAGAACCTCCTCGTCGTCATGCGGAATGAACATCCTACGAATGGCCATGTCTTCCTCATGGCCTCGATTCGGAATGTTCTGCAAGTTAGGGTTAGACGACGAGAGCCTCTGTGTTCGAGCTGCATCCTGGCGATAGGTGGTGTGGAGACAATCGTCCTCTTGGAGCCGGGAACGGTAGCCAACTACATATGTGGAGTGCTTGTGTTTCAACTTGTTGAATTCCGCCAGGTGTCGCAAGACTTCGTGTTTCTGCTCGTAACGCTTCACAATGTGTTTATCTACCTTGGGTTGGTTCGTTGGTGTCTTCTGCGTGGGCTTTATCTTCAATCCGTGGGAGCTGAACAGTAAGTCGCGCATCTGAGGAGCGGACTTCGGATTGAACTCCTCGGATGAGACATTCCTGTCCCAATTCCTGCACAACCTACAAACCACCTTGGACGATCTCACCGCGTCAAGTTCCCTACCCATAGAGGATAGCAAGCGTGAGTCAAGAGCGTCCATAGCTTCAACATCAATCATCAGCCCGTGGTCCTCGAGCTGTAGCAGAACAGAACCGAGGGGGCCAAAGGTTTCAGACCACAACGGCCAGAAGCCACTTCTTCTCAGAGAACGAGCGTAGTAGTATGCCAGACGAAGACAAGCCAGGGTGTCAAACCCACAGTAACGCATCACAACATCTGGGTACAAGTTGTAAGCCTTTTCGTACCTGTCCCCAATCGTCTTCACACCGAGATTCTTTGTTGCCAGAATCTCGAACAGCTCGTTCTTGTGACCCCCCATACCTACCATCCAAGAGGCTGTGTCTAGTGCCGCAAGTTGCTCTGGATTGTTGAGCTTACGAATGGTTGAAGTATCAACCCACCACCCATCGGGATGCTCAAGAATGGCCCTGTCGAAGTCCAAGGTACGGATCAAGACCCAGGCGTCGAACTTCCAGTTGTGCGCCGCCATTTTGGTGGTCTTGGCTAACCGCTCCAAGGACTTCTTGAACTTGCCTGTCATCACGTAGTCTGGAAAGGCATAAGCCTTGTTCGGTTCCCAGGCTATTGAGAGACAAAGCAGATTGCCAGTGCGTGGGTTATACTCCGTGTCTAGAGCTACCAGCTTGGCCTTACGAGCCCTCTTGAGGACTTGCAAGGCACGATCCTCTGTGTCTACCGTCTCAACAGTGACCCCATTGAGAGGAGCCCAATCAACAGGTGGTGGTTTGCTAACCAACTCTGAGAACGTCCTCATCCAGAACGGCTTGATAGAGGAGTTGTACAACATGCTAGCTGGGTGGATCATCATCTGAACAGGTACGCTCGTGTAAGGACCTGCGAACCAGCCACCAGCGACCTCCGTAACGGATAGGCGTTCCCCAGACAGGGCTTCTATAGCCGTCTTGCCCAGGGCGACGATCCTACCAGGGTTGACAAGCGAGATCTCGTCCAGTAAGTACTGCCTACAAGCCGAGATCCCATCTCTAGGGTCGCCACCGTCATGAGGCCAACAGCGAACTGCGTTGGTGTATCTGATCGGTATCCGATCACCCACCATTCGCTGAACAGCCCCTCTAAGGAGTTGTCCTGTTGGCCCAACAAAGCACTGGTCCCTTTTGTCTTCCTCCCTTCCTGGGGCTTCTCCTACAAAGAGTATGCCCTCCCCTTGTAGGTCGTAAGCCCCATCTCCACCAATGTTTACATGCGTACACCCTCGATGAAGGGTACACCGCTTACAAGACCGAAAAGGAATTCTCATGACACAAAAAACCGTGCCCCCAGGGGTAGCTGTTTCACCAACTACCCCTGGGGGCTGGCGAGGAGAAGAATGCGCTACTTCGTGGCCTTCTTGGCGAGCTTCTTGAGCCCACCTTCCTTGGATCCCTTCAGAGCGGGAGCCATCTTCGCATCACGCAGCGCGGTAAGGACCTCCAGGAGTTGATCTGGGTCATCCACGCCGATCTTCACGAGGTGCTTGGCCACCTTCTCAGGCGTCTTGCACTTGGCGACGATCTTGGCGTCCTTGGACGACAACTCGAACTCCTCTTCCTCTTCGTCCTCTTCCTCCTCCTCTTCCTCCTCCTCGTCTGCTTCTTCCTCTTCCTCCTCGTCCTCGTCTGCTTCTTCCTCTTCTTCCTCTTCCTCCTCGTCCTCGTCCTCGTCTGCTTCTTCCTCTTCCTCCTCGTCCTCGTCTGCCTCTTCCTCGTCGGAGTCGGAGTCGGAGAGAGACACGCCAATGGAAGCGAGCACGTTGACCACCTCGTCTGCGGTCAACTCGCTAACGAGGAGCTGGTAGGCGCGAGAAGTGGCGTTCTGGACGGTCATGACGACACGATGGTCACCGACCTTGGCTCCGAGGTCGAACAGACCCTCAGCCTGCCCAGCCAAAGCCTCGAACAGAGCCGATGCATCCTCGGGGGAAGCCTTGGACTCCTTCTTGGAAGCCTTGGACGCCTTGGGAGCGGACTTTGCAGAACTCTTCTTTTCCTTTGCCATTACGGCCCTCCTAGTAGAGACCCTATTGTCTCCACGCTACATACTACCTATCCCAGACTAGTCCTCAGGGGAGAAAAAATCGTGTGTAGGTAGTTTGACCACATTATCATACCCCAGATCACCTGGGTCTTTGGCAGATGGTAAACGAACCCACTTCGCTGGGTGCCCACGTAAGGTCAATAGCCTGGCCAGCACCATTGACCATCTCCAGGCGTCTCCATCCTGAGCGAACACCACCTCTCCTCGGTATGCTGCCAAACGATCCAACTGGTCTTCGGTCACACTGGTACCAAGTGTACCTACTGCATGACCATCCATCCTTATGGTATCCAGCGGACCCTCGACCACATACACGCGATCCAGTTTGCGAAGGGCTCTACCGTTGTAAAAACACACTTGTCGAGCCAGACCTTTAGCGTTCCTGTACCCACTGCGCTTTGGGTGTCGAAGAACGTAACCCGTGTTGGGTTTGTCCAAAAGAGGAAATACAATGCAGCCGTTGGTGTTCCACCTGTCTTTGGGCGGGGAGATCACAACACCTAGACGAAACTGTTTTAGCTGCTTCCTCTTGATACCACGGCGGAACAAGAACTTGATGTACGGACGCAGAACAAACGACCCTCTGACATCAGACCACGGGTACAGTGGAGTGTACCCAGGGGGTAAATGCTCAGACGTTGTAGGTTTGTCGTCTAGCTGGTCCAGCGAGAAAGCTGGTATGATCCTATTCAGATCAACACCCAGCTTCTCTGCGGAGAAACGATTCAGCCGTCCAGTCGAACCACAGCGCCAGCAGAAGTAAACACCCTTGGCTATGTCTATGGATACGTTCTCCCTGGAACCTTCAGAACCAACACGCTCGAAACAGAACGGGCACCTTTGCCTGATCTGCCCCGTTTCGATCATTTGCTTCCGTTGTTCTCTGGGAGCTGCTCAATCAGTGACTTCCTGATCTCGTGGAGCTTGACTTTCCAAGGAGCCATGTCCTGCCCAACGACCTCCTCAAGGTCGTCCATGTCGCGCTCCAAGTTCTGCCTGATACGGTGAGTCTCACGGTCGATGTAGGCGGGAATACCCTGCTCATAGAGATCCATCAGGGCTTCGATGTAGTGGGGGAGATCCTCGAAGAATCCCTGCCGCGAGAGCCCAATCGGAGATCGGGGGTCGGTCCTTCCAACGACGAACCGCAGGAACCCACGACCTTCACGACCTTCAGGAATCCTGATCTCTGCACGAACCCGAACCCGTTTCCCAACAGGATTCATGAAGTCCCGTTCGGAACATGCAACCATCTCGTAGCTGGGCCAACCGCCCCCTCGGTACGAGGAGTCGTTATGACGCTGTTGTGGTTGTTCTTCCTGCTCCTCTTCCTCATCTGTAGGAATAGGCTCCTTGTCAGGTTCGGTCTCGGAAGCCACAGGTGCGGGCTTGACCTTGATAGACTTCTTTCCGATTTTCTTCGCTGGCATGTTTCCTCCGTGAACCTTCGGACAGTCGAGTCGAACTTGACTAACCGTCCATGCGTGTAGTCCCGTTGGTAGGGACCAACCTCTTGTGGAAAAGGTGCGTACCGACACGCCGCTACATAAAGGCGTACTAGGTCAGCCTCCCTCTCCTCCTCATCCCTGCAAAGACCGACCATGAGGTCAACCTTTGCCGCCTTCAGAATAGAGTCAGCGACATCTCGAAACTCAAGAACCTGCTTACCTATGGCGCTACGCTGAACCTGGCTGGCGGTCCACACCGCGCAGTCAAAACCGCCACGAGTCCCCGAACTCTGGGAGCTGGGAGCGCCCATTGCTCGTAGGTCTGTGTAAATCTTCCCCATCGTCAAGTAAGTCGTGGACGAGTCCACGTTGCGAACCTTCTGTGAGGAGATCAACTCATCAGCGTAGTCTACAATCACAACGTCTGGTGCGAAACCCCAAAGACGCCTGATGTCTTTGAGATACGCTTCCACGTCCCTGACCGTTGCGGTACCCCCAGGAAACGCTTTTACGACGAAATCGCCGCCAGACTTCTTGATGATGCGTTCTAGCGCCTCACCAACGATCCCAGCGGTTATTGCGCCACCTTTCTCCAGCCTGTTTATAGGGATACCTGTTACGTTAGCTGCGAACCTGTTCTGAACGTCTAGCTGTGGTAACTCCAGGGTTATGTACACTACGTAGTATCCTGCTAGAAAGTCTGAAGCCCCGATATGAACCAGAGCCATTGACTTCCCATCTTTTTCTGCGCCTAGTATACACCCAAGAGCACCTCGCCCAAGACCGCCTTTGATTCCGATGTCAAGTGCCGACACTCCAATCGGAATCCGATCAACATTGGCCAGTCCATCAGAGATCTGCTGAAGGTACTCATCAAGTCCTCCACTAAGACTCCAACCAACTGAGCCAAGGTCTAACAGCCTTGTGCGTTGCTGGGCTTCGTCCATTCTGACGAAGACGTCATCATACTTGCGGTCCTTGTACAGCCTATAACTTTCGTCTAAAGCCGCCAGAACCTCGGTGTCAAGTATCGCTGACGTGAGGACAATCTTTGCGTCCTCCCTGGACACAGGATCGGTACCTAACGACTTCTTGAGGTACCGCAAAGCCTTGTCCCTGTCCTCGCTAGACATTGTACCACTGTGGTATTGCTGCTGTAGTAGTTGTCGAATGATCACCTTTCCAGGAACAGAACCCTCACTCCTAACGTACTGCTGAACAACCCCAAACAAACCTGAGTAGGCTTTTTGAGGTATCAGCTCTGGGTCTAGTGCCTCTACTACCCGGACACCAAACCCAGGGTCAGAGTAAACGAGCGAGAACAACTTGCCTAGGAAGTCCCTGTTCAGTGAGTACGTTTCTCGCAGCTTTCACCTCCTGAACCTGAAACCAAAGAAACAAATGGGTGTGCCACCATTACAGTGGCACGGTTACATTGTGGGCCTCCTTTCAACCAGCGTTATAAAGACTATCCTGCTTTGTTTATTTTGTGTAATTCAGGATAGCCTACAGTAGTGGGGAGGCTAGGAATCGAACCTAGCACCGCAGAGTACAAGGAACGTTATCCTGCATCAAGCATCAAGATAACATTGCGCTAACTTCAGTAACAATTATTTCAACTTCAGTTACCGCCTTGCATCTATCCTCCAAGGCTCCCCAAAGTTGCCAGACCAGCCAACCCGAGTTATGGCGAAGATGACCTCTGTTACGAGTGCCGTTTGGCTCACGAACAAGTATCAGAAAAAAGAAGGCTTTTGGGCGTGGGGGTATG